ATTGCAGAAAATAATAAAAATTATCATCACTTTAAAAGAAGTAAAGATATTGATATGATAGATTCGGAAAGAGTAGTAATAAATGAAGTAATAAGAAATGGATTTATCGAAGAAAAAAGTGACTTTATGGATATTTTTACAAAAGTATTTGAAAAGTATGTATCAACAATTTTTACAAAACAGAGAGATATTCAAGTTGCAGATACTATTATTTATTTATTTAAAACACGTGATAACATAGAAAATTACAATAAAAAGGCAATTTACATATTAATACGAGAAAGAACAGGTGTAAATTCACAAAATATAACAAACGTTTTGAATAAAATAAAAAAAATATATTCCGAACTATTCAAGTTATACAGAGATAATGTTGATATTGAAAAGTTATCATGGTATGATATTCAAAATATTATTAAAAACTAACTATTTATACTTATGAATTTTAATGACGAAATATTTGGTAGTAAAAAATTCTCTGATTTATTAAAAGACATATACGAAAATCAGAAGAAAAAAGATAGACAGATAAATTTACTTATTGCTGATTTAAAACCATTGATAAATAATTTATCTGATGCAGCTGTTTTAGTTCCGGTCATTAAAGATTTTATGGAAGTTTCTATAAAAAATGACGAACATCTTGTAAAATTGGCTGCAGTGATTCAACGTTCTCTTGGCGCTAAAGGTGAAGAATCATCATCATTCTTAACAGACGAAGAAAAAGAAGCACTCTTAAAAGGAATTGAAGAAATACATAAAGAGGTAGAGGAGAATAAAAAAAATGAATCCACAAAAGACGATAATAAATGGTAATGAATATGAAATAGTTCCTGCTGAAGTTATTGATTTTGATTATAGGGGTTTATCAAAAGAAAGATTATATTCTATTACTTGTAAATTAATTGGTGCCGGCAGTTCACAATCTCCACAAAATTTAATAACTGCAAGAGCTATTGATGCAAATATAAAAAATATTCCAATTTCTGGTGAAATAGTTTTATTGTTAAAAGCACCAAGTGCATATAATAATGCATTAATGACCTCTCAAGAATATTATTATACAAATCCAGTATCAATACAAAGTTCTGTTCACCATAATGGACTTCCTGGAGCAACTCAATTTGGGATGATACAAACACCATCGGATTCTATTAATAGGGAAGAAACAAGAGATGGAATAACAAATAAAACAAAATCAAGAACACAATTAAATTATACTATAGATCCAGTATTTCCAGAAAGATTAGATGTTTACCCAATACAACCATATTCGGGTGATTTAATACTAGAAGGTAGATGGGGACAATCAATAAGATTTGGTTCTACAATAGATGAAAGAAGAACATATCCAAGAACACCTAACTGGAGAAGTGGATTAGGTGCAACCGGTAATCCAATATTAATAATATCAAATGGAACAAATCCTCCTAAAAAAAGATATAATGAATTTATTATAGAAAATGTAAATACTGATGATTCAACTATATGGCTTACATCAGGACAACAAGTTAATGTAGTTCCGGCTTCTGATTTTAAACCTTCAATAGAAAGTAAAGGTGTAAACTTACATACAATAAATAATGATTCTGGACATCAAGTAATAATTGCATCTGATAGAATAATTTTAAATGCAAAAAAACAAGAAATTATAGGATATAGTAAAGAAGGTATTGGGTTTTCAACAGAAAAAACATTTTCATTAGATTCAAAAAAACTAATAGAAATGGAATCTGGAAGAATAAATTTAGGATTAAATGCAACCGAATCTGCTCTTTTAGGCGATACAACTGCAGTTTGGTTAAATGACTTATGTGTATTAGTTTTAGATATGTTAAATCAAATAACAGCACTTACCGTACCAACAGGAGTAGGACCATCCGGTGTTCCAATAAACAGCGGAGCATTCAGATCTTTACGTGCACAAATACAGGCATTATCGGATAGAATTATAGATTTAAAATCAGAACTTGTATTTTTAAATAAAAAGGCATCAAGTTAAAAGTGGAGATACATTGTGGATAATAATATAAAAAAAGAAAATCCAAATACACAAGATTCAGATTTAAGTAGTTTATTAGAATATAATACTAAAATACCTATAAAAAAAAACATAGTTGATGACAGAATTGATAATTTAATTTTAATTGGAAAAGAAAATTATTACAAAGAAACATTTAATAGACGACCTGCATTTCCTTGGGAAGATTCTGTATTAAAAGAAAGAAAATATTCCGATGATGAAATAAAAAAAATAAGAACAGTTTATACAAATAAAAGAGAAACAGAAAAAATTACAATACCATCTGCTGTTTTATCAAAAGCTGCTCCAATAAATAAAGGTGTTAGTGTATTATATCAACCAACACAAGATTATACAACATCTACGGTTGATTACGCAACATCTGGAAAACACGATTATACAAAAACATCATGGCCAAATGGTTGGCCATTATCTCCACCGGAAAATTCTAGTGAAAGAGTTACTATAAAAATTCCTGGTATAAATTCGTCATTTGTTGTTCGTGATGTAATAAAACCAATATTTTACAATTTTATTTATGATTTTCATAATACGGTAGAAAGCGTAAATACATTGGTTCCTGCAAAAAGAGGAAAAGATTTTGAAGAAACAAAAAAATTAGCAGCATCTGGAAAAGTAAAAATGATTTCCGGTGATGGTGGATATTTTTATAGAAAAATTAGAGGATCAACGTCGCACTGGAGTGCACATGCATCCGCAACTGCTATTGATATAAATTGGAATTTTCATTGGCTTTATTGGAGAAATACATTTACAGCATCACAAGTAACTACAATAAGAACACTAACAAAAAAATATGGACTAACTTGGGGCGGTGAATATGAAAAAAGAGCAGACGAAATGCATTTTGAAATAAAAGTCTCACCGTCAGTAGTAGAACAAATAATTAGTAGCAATGGTCTTGTTGATAGAATGTCAAAAATTGCAAGTGGAATGAAAGTAACAATATGATTAACACTATTAAAAATGAAAATACAAATATTAATTCTGATGATTTAAATAATTTATCAGAAAAAGATAGAAAAACAAACCCTTCTCATTTAATAATAGACGAAGGTGTTGAAAATATTGTTATATCTCAATCAGAAACACCAAATGCAAAAAGTTACAGAAATTTTTATCCTTGGGAACAAAACAATGCAGATAAAATACTTTCATATAGAAGCATAACAAAAAATTTTGGTAAAATGAATAAAGCAACTGCCACATTAGCAAAAGGAACACCGATTCAATCAAGAACTCAAATAATATACAGAAGGGGAACAACAAGTGGTGGAACAACTGGTGGTGGAACAACTGGTGGTGGAGGTGGTGGGAGTATAGTTTGGAAAGGTATATCAGAAACATATAGAGCAGATGGAAAACCTATAACTGGAAAATCAATAATAAAAGGAAATAATGGCACATTTAGACCATCAAAAATTGCTTTAAATGCTCCTCTGGTATTTGTAGTTGGTGGTGTTCCAATTGAACCAAAAGAAAATGGAGTATTATGGTATCCTGGAGATGAAACAAGTCGAGAAGGATATATGTGGAAAAAAAATGGATTTGGTGGTTTATCAAATTTTCATGTATATGTTTGTAAAACAGCTTACAATTCAGGTAAAGGTTGGGATGAAATTACACAACTTGCTAAAGAACTTGGAATAACATTTACTAAAAAAATATTAGTTGGTTTTTCTGCAGGTGCATTTCATATGTATAGTGGTGTACTAAAAAGACATAGTATTGGTAATTGGGATTTAGTTCATATAGTTGGACCTGCTATTAGTAATCAAGATTCTTGCAATAAACATTTAGAAATAGCAAGTGGAAAAGTATATTATATTCAAGCGTATGGAATAGACAAAACATCAGAATTAGCGGATGCCGTCTATAAAAAACAAATTGCAGATAAATTACCACAAAATCATGTTTTTACAGCAAAAGGACACCACGAAGGTGCTCAGATGTCTGCAAATTGGATTGGACAAAATATAAAATTTAATGTTTCTATAACAATTACAAGTAAAGCAACATTTGAAAGTGGAGGTGGACCATCTGGCGTATCAGTAACAGCACTTTCATCTGCAGAATTAGAAAAATTAAGAACAAAATATAAAGGACAAATAACAGAATATTTAGATAAAACCGCATCTTCAGGATATAAAGCACCTTACCCAAAGGGTCCAACTTCAAGAAGAAAATTTACAACACTTGTAAATGGTCTTGGATTAGTTGGTGCAAATAATAAATTAGTTGTAACTAATACAAAAAGATATGGAAATGTAACTTATGTTGGTATAGTTGAAGGAAATAATATATTAAGACCATCAGCATCAACACCATCTGGACAATCAAATGGACAGTTAAATGTATCATTATTAGTTAAAGTCGATGGTAATGATTATATGGAAAAAAGTGCAGCAGAATCTTTTTTATTAATGCAACAGGCGGCAAAAGCTCAAAATGTTACAATTACAGTAACATCTGGATATAGACCCGTTGGATCAAGAGGATCATCTGGAACAGGAAAAGAAGACCATCAATTAAGAGAAAGTGGTAGAAATAGGGGAAGAACACAATGGGCATCTTGGTATAATTACAAAAATGGTGGAGAATTGGCTGCAGAACCTGGTACATCAAATCACGGATTAGGTAGAGCCGCAGATATTGCTGGAACTGGAACGTCTCCCTACAATAAAGGTATAACATTAGGACATCAATGGGTTATGTTAAACGGATGGAGATGGGGATGGTATTGGGGAGAAGCATTAGGAGAAAGATGGCATTTTACTTGGGTTCCAAATATATCAACGGTAACAGCTCCAGCTGGAACACCATATTTATACGATCAAAATGATAATTTAATAAAATAAAACATATGGATCAAAAAATAAAAAAAGAATCTGTAAATCCAACGGATGATGATATAAAAAATATAAGCGAACAACAATCAACTAAAATAGTAAAAAAACAAATTGTTGACGATAGAACGGATAATTTTTATATTGGAAGCAAAGTAGTTGGTAAAAATGATGAATTATTTAGAAGACCAACTTATCCTTGGGAAGATGAATCCGCATTAAATAAATCAGAAACCGAAGAAAATTTAAAAATAATTAAAAAAAGTTATGATAAAAATGGAAAAGAAGAAAAATATACAGTTGAATCAAAAAAAACAGTAGAATCATATAAACCCAAATACAAGAGTGATCCAGATAAATACATTACTGTAACATTACAAGGAGTAAAAAATTTAGTAAAAGGTGCACCAATAAACAATGTTTATTATTCCAATGGATATACAACAGCTGGTTATACTCCGGATGTAATGGGGGAATATAAAACAGGCAGTCCAAGCGCAGAATCTGTTAAAAAAGAAGTAGTACAGCGATTAAAAGCTGCTGGATTAAGTAGAGGTCAAGTTGCTGGAATAATGGGAAACATGCAATCCGAATCAGATTTTAACCCTAATGCAGAATTTATGGATACCAATGATATGCCATCAGTTGGATTAGTTCAATTTAATGGTAATAGTTATGTTGGTGCTAAAACATTTCAAGGTATGTTTGATGTAATAGGTAGAACTGTTGAATCACAGATAAATTATTTATTAAAAACACCAAAATGTAAAAAATTTTTGAGTATGAGTTCACCATATCCAACCGATCCAAAAGAATGTTGTTTTTTATTTGCACAACAGTTTGAAGGGTGTTCTATTTGTAGAACAAGAAAATCATTTTCCGGAGCCGGTGGAAAAGCAAGAACTGCAGCCGCTGTTGGTTTTTATGAAAAATTTAATGATCCATCAAGTCCTTTATTTTGGGGTACTGTTGTTGGTGGATCATCAAGTTCACAAAGTGAAAGTTCATCCACTGGAGATTATGTATACAAAATAAATCCGTTTTCTATTAGATTTTATTCATTAGGTAATGGCAGATGGTCTGTAAAAGATTTGATAAAGGGTGCAAAACATAAATTTGGAATAAATAACGCAATAAATTTATCATTTTACAGTCCAAGTAACAAATGGGATCCACCTTACAAAGATGATGTTTTTGCCGATTACACGATGTATCATAAAAATTTAATGTGGATAGATTCAACCGGCATTCATATTAAAAAATTTGGAAGCGGAGAATCTGCCCCAAGAAATGCAAAATATGTTGTTGCATCAGTTCCAATGGCCGTTGTTAATGGGGTTGCACAAGAAGTTTCATTGACAGGAAGACAGGCAGATAAAGCGCAAAGAACAGCAGTGGGTGTAACAAATGACGGTCAAGCTATAATTTATGTTTGTACATCAAAAAATATTGTACAAGCGAGAGATAGTATAATGAAAATATCTGGTATAAGAGATGCATTATTCCTAGATGGTGGTGGATCTACATTTTTAATGAAAGATAACAAATTTTTAGTAAACAATATAGATATGAAAAGGAAACTACCAAACATACTTACTTGGTAATTTTATCATATTTTGATATTTATAGTTTTATCAATAATAATATTAAATGGTGAATGATATGGATTCAAAAGTTTTTTTTTCAAAAATAAGAGAAATTATTCGTGAAGAAATTGATTATGCATTAAATAAAAAATCTAATGTAAAAAAAGAACAAACAGAAGCTCTTTTACAAGGTATTCGTATGATAAAAGAATCCGAAAAGAAAAAACCAGTTGTAAAAAAAGAATCTACAAGTTTTAATAGTATTCAAGATATTTTAAATGAAACTAAAAAAACATTACAAGAAAGTGTAGATCTAGAATCAGAATTTAGGTTTACATCTGATATGGTACAACCAACAACTCATGCTGCAATACCAAATGGTATTAGTTCTGAATACATTCCTGATGAAGTGATGTCTGCATTAACAAGAGATTATTCAGCACTTATGAAAAAAATAGATGAAAAGAAAGGGAGATAATAGTTGATTAAGCATAGAAGAAAAATATATTCTGAACCAACTACCCAATTAACACAAGAGGAATTAAAAAATTTAAAACCAATTGGCGTTACAATACCCTTTAATAAAAAAAATGGTATATTCAATCAAAGTTATACCGATAGAGAACAAGTTATTTCAAATTTAAAAAATCTTTTGCTTACAAGAAAAGGCGAAAGAATAATGCAACCAGAATTTGGAACAGATTTACAATATTATTTATTTGAACAAATAACAGATGAACTTGATTTTCAAGAAAAATTAATAGGAGAAATAAGGTCTGCTTTAACTTTTTGGATGCCGTATGTTTCAATTCAAGATGTAAAAGTAGATACTAATCCAGTTCAAGATAATAGAATTATTGAACCAAATCATGCAGTTGTAATTACATTACAAGTCTACATATCTGGCACAAACATATATCTTCCAGTTAGATTACTTGTTTCTGAAACTGGAAATTTATCAGTTGAAATAGAGGTATAATTAATGGCAGATTTATTAAAAAAAGATATTCGTTATTTATCACGTGATTTTAATTCACTAAAATCAAATCTTATAGATTTTACAAAAACGTATTTTCCAAATACGTATCAAGATTTTAATGAAGCATCACCAGGAATGATGTTTTTGGAAATGGCATCATATGTTGGAGATGTTCTTTCATATTATACTGATGTAACTTTACAAGAATCTTTGATAACACATGCAACGGAAAGACAAAATATTTTAAATATTGCACAATCTATGGGTTATATGCCAAAAAATAGAATAGCATCTGTTGTAAAACTTGATATATTCCAATTGGTTCCATCAATAGATAATGGATATGGAATAATGTTACCAGATTGGAGATATGCACTTGCACTTGAAGAAGGCATGATAGTTGGTCCAAATACAGGAACATTATCATCTAGATTTAGAACAATAGATTATGTTGATTTTAAATTTAGTAGTAGTATGGATCCAACAGAAGTAACACCATATGAAATAAATGATTTAACAGGAGAAGTTGAATTTTGGTTATTAAAAAAATCAGTTAATGCGGTTTCTGGTGTTATACAAAATAGAAATTATACATTTACAGAACCAATACCATATAATAAAATAACTTTTCAAGAACCAAATTTAATAGAAATAATAAATGCAGTTGATACTGACGGTAACATTTGGTATCATGTTCCATATTTAGTTCAAGATACAATTTTTGAATCAGTACCAAATATACCAAGAAATGATAAATTTTTATCAAAAGATAGAGGACTAACTCCATATTTGTTAAAGTTAAGAAGAATACCAAGAAGATTTACTTCAAGACAAGTAGAAGATGGTGTTTTTGAAATATTGTTTGGTTCTGGAGTAAGTAATTTTAATGATGAAATTTTAATACCAAATCCTGATTTAGTTGGATCTGGATTAAATAACATTGAAAACCCACTTACGAAAGATTTAAACCCTGCAAACTTTTTATACACTAAAAGTTATGGTATTGCACCAAGCAATACAACTTTAACTATAAGGTATACAACAGGAGGAGGAACAGCTGATAATCTTGAATCAGATGTATTAACAAAAATAATAAGCAAAAATATATTAGTTGATGAATCTGGATTAGATAGTATTTTATACAATCAAGTAGTAAACAGTCTTGCTGTAACAAATCCACAACCTGCATCTGGCGGAAAAGTATCGGATAATATAGAAGAAGTTAGACAAAATGCTTTAGCTCAATTTGCTTCTCAAAATAGAGCAGTTACAAAAGAAGATTATATTATTCGAGCATACAGTTTGCCCCCAAAATATGGTTCTATTGCAAAGGCATATGTAGTTAAAGATACAGAACTACAATACAATTATGCAAATGTAGATAATTTTATGCAAAATCAATTAGGTATTAGTTTTTATGTTTTAGGTTATGATGGTAATAGTAAATTAACAACTATTAGTGATGCTACAAAAGAAAATTTAAAAACATACCTAGATCAATACCGAATATTAACAGATGCAATAACAATAAAAGATGCTTATATTATCAATATTGGGATTGAATTTGAAATTATTACAATACCAAATCAAAATGGAAATCAAGTAATAATGAGATGTATACAAAAATTAAAAGATTATTTTGATACAAAAAAATGGCAAATTAACCAACCAATTGTAATAAGTAATTTATACACAGAATTGGATAGAATAGAAGGAGTACAAACCGTTGTTGATATTAGAATAGTAAATTTACATGATGAATCACTTGGTTATTCAAAAAATATTTATGATATTAACGCTGCAATGAAAGACGGTATATTATTTCCTTCTTTAGATCCTTCTATTTTTGAAATAAAATATCCAGATAACGATATATTAGGAAAAGCAAGGTCACTATAATGATTTATACTATTTTTTCTTTAAAAGATGCAACAATATATGAAAAAACGGAATCAATTAATTCTGGAATAGATTCTATCATAGAATTAACACATGAGTTAGTAGATCCTTCCGCTTCTTTGTATAATAGTAGAATATTACTAAAATTTGATTTATTGGATTTAAAAGAAAAAATAAATTCAAATAAAATACCAACATCATCAAATTATTTTTTATCACTACGAACCGTTGATGTACAAGAAGTTCCACAAGAATATACAATATATGCATATCCAATAAGTTCTTCTTGGGTTAACGGAACAGGACAATACAATACAAGACCAATGGTAACAGATGGTGTTTCTTGGAAATATAGAGATTCAAAACAACTAGAAACTAGTTGGGAACCAACACAAAGTATAAATGCAAATGTTACTGGATCATATAATACAAACGTTGGCGGTGGTACTTGGTGGACATATTCAAATTTAATTTGTTCACAATCTTTTAGTTATGAAACTGCTGATTTGTATATGAATATAACGCCAATGATTAATGAATGGTTAACAGGATCTTTAGATAATAACGGTATGATAATTAAATTTTCAAAAGAAATTGAAACTATGCCACAATCATTTTCAAAAATTCAATTTTTTAGTACAGATAGTAATACTATTTATGTTCCAAGACTACATGTTCATTGGAATGATTCTTCTTTTACAACTGGTAGTTTAACACAAGTTAATTTGGATAACATTAATTTAAATGTAAAATTAAAAAAATACTATTCACAAAATGAAAATGTAAAAATAAAAATTTTTGCTAATGAAAAATATCCACAAAAAACATATACAACAACTGCATATAATATAAAAAATTATTATTTACCATCAACATCATACTATGAAATTAGAGATGCACACAGTGATGAAGTAATTATACCGTTTGATATAAATTCAACAAAAATAAGTTGTGATTCAAATGGTAATTATTTTTATTTACGTATGGATTCATTTCAACCAGAAAGATTTTACAGAATTTTAATAAAAATAGAATCTGAAAATGGAAATATTACCCAAACATATGATAATAATTACTACTTTAAGGTAACACGATAATGGAAAATGCACAAAGAAACCAACGAGGAAGATTAGTAATTGATAAAAATAAAACAACAAATGCAGAAATACAAGTTCGTGTATTAGATGAAAGGTTTTTAATGCAAGATTTTACATATATTGTTGATATTAATTTTAAATCGTTAAAAAATGCAGTTACTGCAGAAAATTATGTATTAAGTGTATTGGATTTAGTAAATGGTAATATTTTAAATGAAATAAATTTTGAAGGTGATATTGAATCAAATTTAAATTTAACAGAAATTCCAACAATTGAAACATTTTTAAGTGATATTGGTAATTTAATAAATAAAGATCCTGATAGTATTTCTGCTCAAAAGAATACAATTAATAGACTTCAACAAGAAATAGAAGATTTAAAATTACAATCAAATATTAAAAATGAAGAAATTTATCAACAAACAGAAAATTTAATAAATGCAAATATAACAATTCAAGAAAAAGAAAAACAAATAGAGGATCTAAAAGATTCAATAAATTCTTTAATAGATGAAATGACAAATGAATAATTTTCAATATCAAAATATAGATGAAATATTAAAATCAACGTTTCCTATACGTGGATCTAGATTTTATATTAGACGTGATAAAAGAATAATTGTTCCGGAAATAATAACGGAAACAAATGATGAATTAAACATAAAAAAAGATTCATTTGAAATGCATGTATTTTATGCAGATACATCATATTTAGGTTCTGCATATCAAATATCAAATTGGAAAGCAGATAATTTAGAAGATCCACAAAATATAAATTTAAATTTAGTTGAAAATTTAGAACAGTTTAATCTTCAAAACGGAAGATATAGAATAGTTGTTAATTTTTTCAGAAATTTAGTATCGGGTGAATTTGATAGAACAAAATTGTTCATTTCAGAAATTTCACAAGATAGAAAAGAAATAACATTAGCATTAACAAATCCAAATGATGCAATTCAAATTGAAAAATTAACAACATTTGTATTAGAATACCTTAAACCAAAAAAATATTTACCACCATTAATATTAAATTTTGGTGAAAATAAAGTATTAGATATTATCAATATATCATCCGATGGAAGTCAAACATATTTTTATGCAAAACTTATGTTTCCTCTTCCAGAAGAAATTGATTTAAGATATGAATGTTGGTTAGGAATACAATTATTAAAACCGTATATTGATCAAATTGATATAGTTGAAACAAAAGAAGTTGTAATTAATCAAGAAAATATTTTAAAAGGTCCTAACTATAATGCCAATTACAAATATAATATGGTTACTGAAACCGATTACAAATCATGGACAGATTTGTTATCTTCAAATGTAAATACCTCACAAGAAATATTATCAAAATTTGTAAATGGAAATCAAAAACCAGTAAGATTAAATATTGATTTTACTTCTTTTGAAAATTTTTGTTTTTATTCATCTGCAACAGAAAGAGTTGAAAACTTTTTTTACAAAATGCAAATACTCGATGGTTATAGAGATGAAATTTCAAAATTAAATAGTTACATGGCATCTACTATTGATATTGCAAATAGTAAGGCAAAAATAAATGGTTTAATAGATAAATTGTTAGAAGGATTTGATGAATGGGAAAAATGGTTATATTATGAAGATATGACAAATGATGTAAGTGTAACTGTTACAAATTTCATATCCCCATATCCAAAATATGCAACATCATACAATAATGATATATCAACAAAATCTGGAACATATAAATTTTATTTAACAACAGATGCTCCTGCACAAAGATGGTATGAATCTGCAGTTAATCTTGCAAAAGAATTTGATAAAAACAATTCAAATGCTTTAACAAAAGTTTTTCCCGATTATTTAACACTTGATGAACAAAATCAAGAATTTATGTCATTTGTTAATATGGTAGGTCAACATTTTGATATTATTTACACGTATACAAATCATATATTAAAGAAAAATACTAGAAAAGAAAATCCAAACGAAGGTTTATCACAAGATTTAATAAAAGAAGTAACAGAACATTTTGGTTGGAAATTAGCATCAAACACACAAGATAAAAATTTGTGGGAATATGTTTTAGGATTAGACCAAAATGAAGACAATAAAGATAATGTATTGGGTAAAAAATATAATAAAACAGAAGAAGAAAGAACAAAAGAAGTTTGGAGAAGAGTATTAAATAATTTACCATATATTTACAGAACAAAAGGAACATCTAGAGGAATAACTGCACTTCTTGCAGCTTATGGTATACCACAAACATTACTATCTATTAGAGAATATGGTGGTGCTTACAGTGAAAATACATATGATTTTAAAAAGAAATGGTATGATAAATCAACATATTATTTAAATGTTGAAGGTTTTGTATCTGCAAGTAGTCAAAAAATTACAACTCCTTGGCAAAAAGTAAAATATAAAGATAATTGGATATATCCAGATTCTATTACATTTAGATGGAAAATGGAACCTGATAAATTTTACAACTATTCTGGATCAGAAAAACAAACAATTTTACAAAAAAGTTCTTCAAATGGTGCAGATTGGTTTGTAACTATTGATCATAATGGAACTGATCCTGAAAAAGGATCTATAAGTTTTTATATTGCTAGTGGATCAAATTTAAAATCAACTTCAATAATTGATGAATATATTTTTGATGATAACCCATTAAATTTATTAATAAAAAGATCAGTTCAATCAGACACTACTTCATCAAACCAAACTTATGAATTTATATTAAAAACACAAAAGTATGGAAAACTTCAAATTGAAAAATCTGGTTCAATTACAATAAACGGATCTACAGAATTTGAATATAATAAATCTTGGAGTTCAAACGGAACATTATTTGTTGGATCTGGAATTAACCAAATATCACAAAATCCAATAACAGGATCTGTATTTGAATTGAGATATTGGTCAAATCCGTTAGAACAAATGTCTTTTAATAATCATGTATTATCTGCTAGATCATATAATGGAAATGATCCAACATCATCATTTTATGATTTACAGGCACAATGGAAATTTTGGCAACCATTTGATTTATTTGCAACCCAAAGTATTATCAGTAGCCATCCAAATCAATTATATCAAACATTTGAAACATCTTCAAAATTTGCTAGTTTAATAGGATTTACAAGTGAATCTTTTGAACCAATATTAGAATCATATTTAATGGAAGTTGCAAATATAGGTGCACATTCTGATTACGGTCAAAAAATAAGAATAGAATCTTCATCTCTTGGTGGTGCTTTGAGTATGCATAACTCATATGAAAGAACATCATTAAAAAGAAATTCTTTGGATTCCAATAGATTAGTTGTTGCATTTTCACCACAACATATAATAAATGAAGACATATATGAGGCAATAGGTGGTATTGATGTTAGTGAATTTATTGGAGACTATTCAACATTACAATCTGATGAATATACCAATTTAAAGTTTTTTGCTAATGAATATTGGCAAAAATATAATAATAGAAATGATTTTAATGCTTACATCAGTATAATATCAAAATTTGATTTTAGTGTATTTGAACAGATAGCACAAACTATTCCAATTAGAACAAATGAAATTTTAGGTCTTCTTATTGAACCAAATATTTTAGAAAGATCAAAAACACTTCCAGTTCGTGGTATGAATGGAACCGTTGAACACTATCAAGAATCAAATGATATTAATATATTTCCTAGTGCAAAAAATTCAAGCTATCCATTGAAAAAAACAACATTACTCATAGGATTTGAAGATGGTGATGTAATTGAATTAGATGAAATAGAAACAGAAAAAGAAATATACACAAATATATTTTCAGAAACAGATGAATTAATTGAAGAAGGTGAACATGATGTAGACATACAAAAAGGAGGTTCTGCAATAAATAAAACTGTAAAACTAAAACTTTTTGATTTTATAGATGGAAAAAGTGGTAATGGCAAATTTGATGGAAAATATAAAGCATATGGATCTACATTAAAATTAAATGTAACAGATGATAACATGATAGTAAAAACACAATCATTACCAACCAATTTAAAACTTTCTGATAGATTAACTACAAAACCAAATATGATAAATATAAACGGTTATTGTAATTTTAATTTAAAATTTAATTCTTCAAACAAAGCTATTTTTATTTTTAAATCAAATCAAAATGAAATATCAAATTATGAAAGAACAAATTATTACAATGAAGTTTATCCAATACAAAATAAAATTTATGCAAAAAATAATGGATATAATTTAATTAGTGGTTCATCATTTATTAGTCCAAATTCTTTAAATTTATCAAAAAGAAATAGAGAATTTTTTGGTTGTAACGATTATCCGTATTCGTATAAAAAACCAATGCAAACATTAACACAATTATTATCACCAATATTTAATTACAATGAATTTATAGAAGTTTACGAAAATTTTGAAAGAATTACATATGAAAAAAATAATATTTTATCTTTAAAATATAATGATGTTTACGATTATGTACCTAGCGGATCTTACAAATTAACAGAAAAAAATGTATTTCCAGATAGTAATTATTGGAAAATGAATATTCGTGGAGATTATTTAACAGATAATACAAATAAAAATGTTTACGGGATGGTAAATACTGCACCAAGAATAATTAAATTAAATACTTATCACAATGATTTAAAAGACAAAAATTTGTTTTCTCCAATTTATTTACAAGAATCTGTTATAGTTGGAACAAAAAAATATTTAAATTATCCTGCATCACCAGAATATATTAGGTCTTTTCCTTGGGTTTTAATTTGGTCTGGATCAAATGATAATGTACCAAATATAGGTCCAGATTACGGATTTACACAAAAATTATACATAAATTTGAATAGTCCAAAGGTTACAAACAGTGTAGTTTATCCTCAAATTCAATAAAAATGTGTGTAATTTTATACATTATGATATTTATTCATAAACATGACTATTTATTATTTTAGATTGTTTACAGATATAATTTTTTAGGAGTGCCTTACTATGGGTTATTTAGATAATACTACTATAACAGTAGATGCAATTTTGACAAAAAAAGGTCGAGAGTTATTAGCAAAAGGAAGAAATCAGTTCAATATAACACAATTTGCACTTGCAGATGACGAAATTGATTATGATTTATGGAATCCTTCTCATCCAGGTGGTACAGATTATTACGGTGCTGTTATAGAAAATATGCCTATTACCGAAGCTGTTCCAGATGAAACTCAATCATTAAAATACAAGTTAATTACAATGCCACAAGGTACAACACAAATACCTTATATTGATCCAAAAAGTGAAGGACTACAAGCCGGTATTATAGAATTAACAACAAATAGAACAACACAAGCACTTGGTAGACCGATAAGACCAAGAACAATTCAATTAAGTTCAACGGGACAAATAACTGATCCTAATAGTTCATATTCATATCATATATTAGATAATACGTATGCAACATTTTCAACAGAAACAACAATGTTAGCTGGAAGATCAGTTTCTGTTCCAGACGTGCCTTCTTCTCAAGGCGTTGTAATAGTTGCAACAGGAACTGAATTACCACAAGGTTCTGTTGCAACAACAAAATTAATTATTAGTGGTAATCAAACTGGTGCGAGATTTGTTATTCCAATAAAAATTTCACAAGCAGTAACAACAACATTTACAAATAATACAACACCATAAATTTAATCTGGATTAGTCTATGTCAAATATTTTTAAACCGGTAGCAAGAAATGAAGGTGACAATTTAGTAGGTAATGATATTTACACATATCTTTATACAAAAGGATTATGGCCTTCAAATTCTGGAACTTTACTTTCTTTTAATACCAGTTCTACACAAAATACAAAATCAAAAGAATACTATATTCAAGTGTGGCAGTCTGCTTCTGTGAATACAAGAGATAATGAAATGTTTTCAATTGCATATGGAAACAAAAATGGTCTTGGTTCAAAATATGTAACGGATGCTTTTGATGTTCTTGGTCAAGTAAGAGATACACCAACACGAGCAGTATATTCACAATATAAACTTTTATGTTTAGATGGTGATGAAACCGGTTCTGGTTTTATTTTACAAAATAGTGAAAGTATAGACCATTTTTATGCAATTAATATAAACAGACATAGATTTGGAGATAAATTGGATCCAGGTAATTTTGAATTAAATATTGCAAAATTAAATGGAGATAGTCATACAAACAATGTTTATACTGGAAGTAATATTTCATTAGAATCTGCATCTCCAGAAGTAATTAGTTTAATAGATGATTCATTAGATTCTAACGATATAATAGAAAGTAGTCAAAAACCATCGGTTGCTAGAAATTTAGTTAGTGGTAGTATTGCAAATGGAATTTACAATGCAACAAAACCACACTATTATGGAAAAGTATATCCTGAACAAGGTGTAATACTAATATCAGCTGAAAAATTAAATTTATCATCATCATTTAATACGGTAACAAGTAGTAATGCAGACGGTGATAATTTAATAAAATTATTTACATCAATAAGTGGATCAGCATCAAATAGATTGAAAGGATTTATTGCAAGGTCTGTTGTTGTAAAACATCAAGAATCAATATTCATTCGAGTAAATGGTAATGAAATGAATTATTCAAACAATCCAACATTTGCAAATAAAGATACATCAAAAGGAAAATTTAATAGACCTTATTTTGATAGTTTTATTTACAATCCATATACATACGTTACAACAATTGGATTGTATAATGATGCAAAAGATTTACTTGCGGTTGCTAAATTGAGTAAACCATTACAAAAATCATTTAGTAGTGAAATTTCTGTAACAGTAAAATTAGAGTATTAATCTATGGCAGAAATATTAGTAGAAAGTTATGTTTACAAAGATTTTGAAACTGGATCAATTTCTTATGATAGACGAGATTATGTTTCTAGACCATTATGGTCTGGCAACAAAACTTCGTTAGAAGAAATATACACAAGTTCTATACAATCAAATTTACAAAAATTGTATTATTTGGATGTGTATAATAATACAGGAAGTAGAACAGAAAAACAATTTAGTATAGTTTATGCTGATTATGTAAATAGTGGATCAACTTCTGGATCAGGCGGAGATCCTTATTTACTTGAAACAAAAGCAATGTATTCACAATATAAACAACTATTGTTAAATTCTGAAACAAATCTTTTTGAATTTGTTTCACAAAATAAAGGACAAGATTCTTCTGGAAATGAAATAGATGTATACACTGAAACATCAGAACACATTTACATAATAAATGTAAATCGTTCTAGATACAAAGAACAATTAGCGCCAGGTTCTTGGGAATTATGTTTACATTCAATGAGCAGTTCTTTTCAAATACAGACAAATGAATCAAGTGTAACAAAATTAGTTGATGAATCTTTGAGCCAATTATATCAACAAACAAATATATTTGTAAGAAATGGTCCAGGTGGTCAATACTATTATGTTTATAGTGGAAGTTTATTAGATGGAATTTATGCAGGACCAAATTCTGCAATTCCATATGGAATTGTGTATCCAGATGCGGGAGTAATTGTATTAAATGGAAAGGCATTAGATACATCAGCTTCAATGTATACAAATCGTTCACCTGCAACTTCAAGTGGAGCAAATAATTCTTATAGATTATTTACATCAATAAGTGGTGCACTTGCAGTAACTTCAAGTAATTCAATAAAAGGAAGAACATTAGAAAGCATAAATTCTACAATATATTTTGCAAGAATTGGAAACGGTGAATTTAATTATAGTAATAATATAACTTATTATGAATCTGGTAGTGAACAATTCATAAAACCATTATTACTATCTTCCGGTCAAGGTGTAAATGCTAGAGGTTTAAGTAATGTAAATAGAAATGTAACATACATATCAACTGTTGGTTTGTATAATAGTGAGAGAGAATTATTGGCCGTTGCTAAATTA